GGAGTGCTTCCAGCGAAATCCCATTGACCTCCAGACAACGGATGGGATTTTCAAGGACAGTGCGCGAGCAATGTGGGCCACCGAGAAGGTGAGCAAAGGGCTGGGCCTCACCGAGCCTGAGCATGTCGCTCGCCCCGTGGTCCACATTGACTTGCGCCTGATTCATGCTGAGATGGAGATGGTGAAGTCGGACGATGCGACAGCAGCCGAGGCGGCGAGGACTATAGATGTCACGCCCACTCAAGCCTAAGCGTCCTCCAGAAATGCGACCCAGCACTCCTCTTACGAGGATGCGCGTGCGTCGCGCCCGCAGCAAAGCCAAGGTGAAAGCTGGCGCTGCGGGCACTCCTCCTGATCGCGCCTGGCATGCTGATGGCATTCTCAAGTGAGTCACGCCCGCGCTGGTTCAACTTCCGATGGCGCTACCGCCTACTCCTCTGTCATGGCTGTGGCATTCGCCTTCCCTACAAAGGGGCAGGCTTGTTGACCACACTCCCCGATCGTCGTATCCAGTGGGCATGCCTAGCCTGCTATCAAGCCTCCTTCCGACGAGCGGATAGCTGATGTCGTTTCGCTTCGATCCCCCACGGCCTGACGAGCCGAACTACTACCTGTTCCCTGCTCCACCCCCTTATCGTTTTTGGCTGAAAGGCACGAGGCTTATTGAGTTGCAGGGACGCCTCGACAGCGGCCAAGTACTCGAAGGCAACGACTTCCTCGAATACAAACGGCTGCGCGGTAAGGAAGATTTCTTCTACTTCGCCAAGCACATCGTCGGCTTCAGTTGGTTAGAATGGGACTTGCATGGGCCGATCGCATACGCCTGGTCCTGCCCCAATGGGACGCGCAATGGGCGCCAACGCTACGGGCGCTTTCGCCTGGGCGTCATCCCCCGTGCTCACCTCAAGACTTCGCTGATGACCCAAGCGTTCGCGATGTGGCGTCTCGTACGGGACCCCGAGGAACGCATCCTGATCTACACCAGCACATTCGACTTCGCTGGCACGATCATGAACTACATCCGTACTACATTCGAGGGAGGTGGTAATCATGGACAGTTGTTCTTACAGTGCTATGGTGACATTATTCCCCGCCCCAACGACCGTTCAAAGTGGACAGCAAATGACATTACCATTGTACGTCAGGGCGCCTTCTCTGACCCCTCCATCAAAGCCCGGGGTATCGGGTCTAGAGTCGTCGGTGGCCACCACACACTCCAACTTGTTGATGACCTCGTTGTCGAAGAACTCACCCGACAACAGATGGACAAAGCGATCCGAGAGCTAGATGGCCTTGATCCTCTATACCACAGTGTCGCTCTTGGTGAGCGCCGGTACGTTGGGACTCCATGGGCTTTCTATGATCCTATCGTCTATATCTGCCGGTACTGGCGGGACGCTTTGGTGGTTAGGATACCCTGGCGCGACGCCAATAAGCAGCCCGTTTTCAAATACCGGGAGGCAGATCGCGCCTTGGGGCTTCCCAAAGACTCCTCCCTCAAGGAGTACACCGCCTACGCCGAGGGTATCAAGCGCCGGAACTCGTGGTTCTTCGCCTGTCAGTACGAATGCTACCCCCAATCCGAGGACGGCATTGGATTCCGTAAGGAATGGTTCAAGTATTTCAAGATGGTGGCGGGCACGTTCCTCGAATTGGACCGCGAGGAGAAGGAAACAGGTCGAAAAGTCCGCGCTGCGGAGTGCAACACCTTCATCTTGGTCGATCCCAACGTCATTGACCCCCCTGGTTCCCGCACGGGCAACACGAACGTGGAGATTCGGCGCAAGGGGGACTTCGCGGCGTGGGTTGTGCTGTGCGTATCACCCGATAATAACTGGTACATTCCCCGTGTTATCCGTTGGCGATGCAACGTGGATCAATTCCTCGCCCGGACCCACGAATTGGTCGCGTTATGGGCGCCAAAATGGGTCGCTATCGAGCAAGTAGCCGCTCAACGCCTGTTTTTCCACCTGTTCACGCGAGACTTTCGCGATGGCAAGCCCAAATTCCAGATCATTCCCTGGGCAGGGGGCCATGCCTCCAAGCCCGTGCGCATTAAGGGCCTAATTCCCTTCTATTCCAACGGGTTTGTCCACCATCGGGTAGCCGATCAACCCGAAATCACGCAGGGATTCAGTGATCTGGAGGGCGAACTGCTCGATGGGGAGGGCGCGGAGCACGATGACGCCTCTGACGCACTGTCCGCAGCCGTTCCTCTGGTCTACCCACCTGGCAAGGACCGCCCTGGACAACTCGATGCCGCCATTGCAGCCATCAAACAGGATGCGCACCTTCGTCGCCTTGATCCTAACTCCCGTGCCGAGGCAATCGCCTGGGCACGAAAGAAGCAGGGTGGTATTATCACGGGAGATATGCTACTAGCTGGAGCAAGTACTGAGGATGACGAAAGCGAGGACGAACTCACAGGGCTCGTCGATCGCCAAGCATGGGAGGCGCTACATTGATGTGGAAAGGATACAGTCGTGGCTACGCAGATGGAATCGAAAAAGGACGAGTTCAGATCCTTCAAGACTTTGAAAGAGTTCTTGCAGTATGTCGAGAGGAGTTGTCCGATGTGCGGCGAGATCGAGACTTGCAGATGCAGCGAGCCGACGCTGCCGCTGATCTTCTCCTACACCACCTCGGTGCCAAAGCGATTTCACTCGTAGGCCAGCAGGAGGAAGCAGCCTCCCGTGCCCGTCAACTCGCTGCCGTACAGACATTGAGCAATCTCCCAGATCCGACTGAGGATCTTCCCTACAATGATCCGCGAGGCACGTACCGCTCCGCGCGTGACGCTTCTCTCTTTGCCGATGGCGAAGATGTGAGTAGCGCGGAGGGTTAGTGGACAAGGACAAGATCAAAGTCTTTCACGACAAGTCCGTCTCGCGCATGCAAAAAGGGCGCGAGGCTGTCTTGCGTGCGGCGTATGAGAACATCCTGTTCTGGCTCGACATTCAGTGGATTCGCTGGTCCGGTGCCGAGCAGACATTTCTGAGGGCGAACACCGCGCGTGGCGTGCCGCGCCCAGTCGAGAATGTGTACCGTCCCAAGCTGATGAAGCCCATCTCGCGGCTCTCCTCGATTGAGCCGTCGCTTTCTTTCGCACCAGGGAGTGAACGAAAGGATGACCGCATCACGGCTGATGCCGGGCGCATGGTTCTCCACTACATTGAGAACGTTGTCAAGATCGAACGGCTCCGCAATCGGCTCGCATATCAAACCACCATCTTTGGCAACGCGTGGCTCATCAATGGCTACGACCCCGACGCGGGTCCGATGGTCGATATCGGTCGCGGGAAGATGGCACCGCAGGGTGAGATCACCTCCGAGGTTGCCAACATCTTCGAGTTGATGTGCGATTACACCATCCCCGACATGGACCGCCAGCCTGTCATTGTGTGGCGCAAAATGCGTTCCTTGGAGTGGGTGCGTGAGCACTACCCCGATGCCAAAGTTCGGGAGGAGGACACGGCGGCCCAGTCGAGTGACATGGGCATGACCATGCTCCAGAACATTGTGCGCCTCCAACCGACGCTCGTGTCGATCGTGGGATCGAGCGCACAGTTCTCACGTTCGGTCATTGTCGATGATGTCTACGCCCTTCCCTGCCGTGACTTCCCTGAAGGGTTGCTCGCGCGTGTGGTCGGTGACGATGCCGAGGTCGTTGAGAGCAAAGCACTCCCCTTCCACTACGGAACACTAGAAAAGCGTGGGAAGGTATTTCTGCCCGCTGTCCACTTTGGTTACGATGAAGTCCCAGGAGCCCTCCTATGTACGACCCCGGCCAACTCACTGAAAGAACCGCAACGTCAGCGGAACAAGCTCATTTCACACATTCTCCTCTACTTCGCGCGTTCTGCGAATGGTGTCTGGGCTGTCCCCGAGAATGCCGATGTATCAACCATCGGAGGGACGGAAGGTGTCGTCATCCGATATACTGCAAACTCTACCGGTGGTGGCGCACCCCAACGTCTCAGCGGGGACACGCTCCCAAGTACGTTTGCGGAGCGACTCAACCAGATCGACAAGACGATGGACGACATCATCACGGTGGGCGATCTGGCCGACAAATTCCCCCGAGCGGACTCAGCCGTATTCATTAACACGGTCATCGAACAACAGCAGCAACAGCTTGGTCCCGTGTTCAAGCGGTGGGGTCAGTCGTGGGTAGACTTCGCCACACAAGCTTTCCACATCTTCCGCAACTTCGCGCCCGAGGAAGTATTCTACAAGATCAAGGGAGAGGAAGCGCGATGGTCCTTCAAGAAGATTGCCACTGCCGAGTTGTGCGGTGGAATCGACATCCGGGTCGAGTCGAACTCCCTCCAGCCCAAGACACTCCTCCAACACAAAGCCGCCTACGAGCAAATGGCAAACCTCCTGCCCATGCTCTTGCAGGACCCCGATGTCCAGTTGAAGTACGCCCGCGTCATTGGGGCGGTCGAACTCATGGAGGGTTTGGAGGCTGACGACAACCAGATTGCACGCGAGCACGATGCCCTCATTGCATGGGCGCAACAGTTCTTCGACATGGAGACGGGTCAGCTACTCCCGAACGTGGACCCCGAGGACCCGGCGCTCACCATGCCAATCCACGTCGATCAGGACTTCGACAACCACGCCCTCCACTTACAGCGCCACCGCGAATGGTGCTTGAGCGAGGAGTTCCAGGGCCTCCCCCTCAGTGTGCAAGATGCGTTCCGTGCGATGCACTATAGGGTGCATGCCCAGTTGTTCGCTATGCAGAAAGCCGCAGCCGCAG